CAAAACATGATCTCAGGAGAAACGTACACCGACAATCTAGCCGCTTTTAATCGCTGGTTAGAACGCTTGAGCCGTCCCGAGACCCAGGACCTTCGCTCCGCTATTTGGAAGAAAACACCAAATGGGGCACCAGAAGAGGGTTGGTCTCGAGGAGAAGTCAGAGATGCCTTCCTCGAATATGTTGATTTAGCAGGACCTAAGTTCAGTAATCACATGATCGAGCGTGAGCAGAAGCAATTAGAATACATGCTTCTTCCCTGGTCAGAAAGACCTGCTTGGACTGATTGGGGACCACAAACTGTTTCGTCTTATTATGGACCATGGTCTGGTGCCTTGTCCACATTAGGTGACGACATGCGAACGTTTCGACGACGTTGGGGTGTCAAGGCGGAACCAGTTCCATTCCGGAAAGCTGCGCATAGACTACCTAGTAGTACTAGCTCTGGGTTACCCTGGCTGACACCTGGCTGGATGAGTAACGTAGGACCTGCAGTTCTCGCGGAAACGCAAGCCCAATGGGCACAAGATAACCCTCGCCGAATACCTCCAAGTATGCCAATGTGGAGAGTCGATCCTCCGGGAAAGACACGTTTAGCGTGGGCGGAATCAAAATATGAAGCATTGTATGGCGCTCCCTTCATCTATCCTATCCAGGATAAAATGCGGCAACGCACGGAGCATCCATTCGAGGCATGGGAAGGACAACAAGTCGTAGGGCAATCTATTACGTATGACTTGAAGAATAACGACAGCGATTACCTGTCCTGTGATTATTCTAAGTTCGATCAAACACAATCGCCTGAATTAATCAGACGCGTTGCGAATGAATTGGTATATCCTATGTCCGGATCGAAGAAACCTAACGTGTGGAACGAATGGGTACGGAACCTCATCAGCGGGGAACTGATCACACCTAATCGCGTCTACGAAGGTGAACACGGCATGCCATCAGGTTCGGTAGCTACGAACTTCTTGGACTCTGTCCACAATGCACTCTGCATCGAGGGATACCTGGCTAACTACAGCATCTCGGACTCACGCTACTGGGTTCAAGGTGATGATGCTCTTATCCGCGGTCGTGGTGTAGATCCAAAAGATTTCGCCGAATTCGCTTCTAGTGAATACGGTTTCAATGCTCATCCGGATAAACAATTGTTCGGGCATAACGAAGCGGACTTCCTACAGTATAGCTACTACGTCGAGAATGGCTACAAACCGACGTACCCAGTCAGTCGTGTTGGCTGGAGGACTATAGGACATGAACGCTTTAGTTTTAATGCGAAGGATTGGAACGAGTGGGCCGTGGTTGTTCGGTGCCTTCAACAAATGAACAACGCCATCGATAATCCGAGTATCGATGGACTGATTAGGTGGGCGAGCGCAGGAGATTCCTTGTCTCTGGGCGTAAACTACCCCCCCAAGTACGTCTTTCAAAAGGCGGGCTTAGCTGGTAAAGTTATGACGACGGAGAGATCGCGTTGGGACGCTGGGGCCAGCACCACTAAGTGGGATGTTCTACCTATCCAGGCAGAGGTTCGAAGGGTTATTTCCGAGGACTGATCCGACAGGCTGACTGAAC